GTGGCTCAGCCGTGACAATCAACAGCTAGATGGGGTGCTTCAGCATGTGGTGGGCGTGGGTAAGGTTCCTGAGCCTATCCCATCTAACAAGCTTCTGCTCCTCACCCTCAACCGTACAGGCTCCAACTTTGAGGGCTCTGGTATGTTGCGCCCTGTGTGGTGGTGGTGGCGAACCAAACAGAAGGTGTCAAACCTCATGTGTGTTGGTGTTGACCGTTGGGCGGTCCCCACGCCAAGGGTCAAGGTGGATAGATCAGTCGCGGAGCTCCAAGGCTTAACTGACAGCGACATCAACGCTATGATTGATGAGGCTGAGGCTCAGGCTCAAGCCTTCCTGGCCGCTGAGCAGAGCTACTTGATTGACAATCCTGTGGTGAGCTTTGATCAATACGCCGCCACGCCTAACCTCTACGCTCAGGGACCGCTTGACATCATCCGTGAGTGTGACAACCAAATCAGCCAAGCCTTCCTCGCTCAATTCGCCAACTTGGGCATAACTGACACAGGAGCGCGCTCAGTAGGTGAGGTTCATCTAAGTGTATTCAGGCGAGCTGCTATCAATCTATGTGACATTGTGGCCTCTGCTATCTCAGGCGTTGACCGCCGTGGCGGTGGCACTATTGGGAGGTTGATCAGATGGAACTATGGACCTGTAGACCCCTCCAAGCTTCCAAGGCTGGTCCACACAGGACTAGACACAGACGACTTGGCAGAGTCTCTCGCCATGCTTCCACAGCTAGTCACCTCAGGGCTTCTCACGCCAGACAACGAGCTCGAGCGCGCCATAAGGGAGCGTCTAGGAGCTGGCGATCTACCAGAGGAAGCACAGCGATCAGCGCTCGAGAGAACCGTCAGCGCCACTAGCTCAGGTGGAGGAGTGGCCGCGCTCGCTGAGGCGGCCATAAGGAAGCGCCGCCAATGATGAAGATCAAGCGCCGCGTCAAGGCTAAGGCTCAGAGCCTCGCTATCCCTGACAAGTATAGCCATATAAACTTCAAGCCACCTCAGGGAGCTAGGAAGGCGGCTGAGCGCGCTTTAAGAAGGCGAGCACAGAAGCCTATGAGCCAAAGGGGGATGACCGCCGTTGGCATCGCCCGCGCTCGTGACCTTATCAATGGCGTGAGGTTAAGCCCTGAGACGGTCAGGCGTATGCTGGCCTACTTCACCCGCCATGAGGTGGATAAGCAGGGCTCTACTTGGGATGAGTACGGCAAGGGACGCCAAGCGTGGGATGGATGGGGCGGTGACGCTGGCTATTCATGGGCGCGAAAGGTGGTAAACCAAATGAACGCCGCAGATAAGAAAACAGCCCTTAGGGCTTATGGTGAGGCGGTACAGCTCAGCGCTGTTCCCTCTTATGATGTCCCTGAGGGTCTGACCATTGGTAAGCCCTTTAAAACCTTGGCCCTTGGTCAAGTGAGCTCACGGATGAGTGGTGAGGCCATTGGCGCGCCAATCTCTAAGGAGCTCCTTGAGGAGATGGTCAGGGTCTATCGTGAGCGCCGTGAGGCTGATCCTGTCATTATTGATTGGCAACACGCCACCTCACCTTTTCAAGGTGGGACACCCGCGCCACCTGAGAGCGGGAACGCCCTTGGTATGATCGTTGAGCTTGAGCTCAGAGAGGATGGGCTGTACGCCATCCCTGCTTATAACGAGCGCGGTCTAAAGGTAGTTCAAGACGCGGGTGGAGTTCTGTGGAGCTCCCCTGAATACCTACATGGTGAAATCTTCACTCGTGATGGTGGTGAGAAGGTGGGTGACGCCCAGCTACTCGCTGTCACCCTAACCCCCCGCCCTGCTCAGTCTCATTCAAAGATTGATCGGGTCACTTTAAGCGAACAGGAGCAACTAATGGACTTTGAAAACATGTCCGTAGATGAGCTCAAGGCCGCGCTCGCCGCTAAGGACGCGATGGTCAAAGAGCTAGAGCAGAAAATGAAAGACCTCACAGAGGAGGCTGAGGCTTCTCTTGCTGGCGAGTATGAGTCTGAGGAGATGGCTGAGAAGCCCTCTGAGGATGACAAGTCAGAGGAGATGGCTGAGCACTCCAAGGAGGATGACAAAGCCAAGAAGATGAGCGAGCCCGCTACGCTCTCTGAGAAGGCTGAGCCTAACCTCCTAGCTGAGGTCATGGCCCTCCGCGCTCAGAACACCAAGCTCTCAGAGCGCCTTGAGGTCATCGAGGCTGAGAAGCGTGATGTCGAGCGCCGTGAGGCTGTCAGCGCCCTTCTCCGTGAGGGCAAGGTCAGCCCTGCTGAGGAGCCCGCCGCTCAGCGCGCTTGGGACGTCCGTGACACCATGCCTGAGTTTTGGACCATGTTCAGCGAGCGCCCAGCTTCAAGCGCGGTCCCTCTCAATGAGATTGGCCACGGCGCTTCAGGTGAGGAGCTCAACAAAGCCACCCTCGCTGAGAAGGTCAAGGCGCTCGCTACTGAGAAGGGGCTCAACTTCTCAGAGGCTCTTAACTTGTTCCGTGAGCAAAACCCCGATCAATACAACTCTGTGTTCAGCTAAGGAGTTATCACTATGAACCAGATCATTAAGTCCTTTATCTGTGCCTCAGCTGTCACAGAGTTCGCGCTTGTCGCGATTGACAGCGCTGGCAAGGTCGCAATCGCAACCGATCCAACCGCAAACACCATCATCGGCGTGGCTCAGCGTGGCGCTGAGGCAGGTGACCCTGTTGATGTTGTCATCTTTGGTGAGACGCGTGTCATCGCCAATGGCAGCCTCACCCTCACCTCCAACACCGTCCTCTCTGTCGCTGCTGATGGTGAGGTTCAGGCCGCCGCGTCAACCCACTACCCTGTGGGCTTCACGCTCCCCAACATCAACCAGACCAGCGCCTCAGCTAATGAGCAGATTGTCATCTGCTTCAGCCGTGGCCTTGCTCCTCTCGCTTAATTGGAGGTGATCCACAATGGCTAGCTCATATCGTAATATCCACCCTGTTGATGAAATCCTCTCTAGCCTAGTCGCTGAGGCGGTCCCTTCAGACGCGCAGCTCATCGCTGACAAGGTCTGTGAGAACATCAAGGTCCCACAGCGCTCAGGCACCCTCCTCCTTGAGAACAGCCGTAACTTCATGGGTGCGGGTGCAGGGCTTGACCTTCAGCGCGCTCCTGGTGCGTCACGCAATCGCATTGGTGGCTTTGACCGCTCAAGCCTCACCTACAAGTGTGAGATCTACTCAGCAGAGGACAGCATCGCGATGGAGGACATCGTTGATAGCCAGTATCCTGGTTCTGAGGAGGCGCGCATTGTCAAGAAGGTCGCTCGCGTCATGAAGCTCGCCAAAGAGAAGCGCGCCGCTGACGTCCTTTTTGATGGGGCTAACTTCAACACCGCAACCTCAACCGCTCAGTTTGGTGGCAAGTTTGACGTTGCAGGCGCTGAGCCTCTGAGCTACCTCCATCAGCTCAAGGACACCGTTTTCGAGAACGCTCACGGCCTCAACGCTGACACACTTATCCTTGGTCGTGAGGTTTTCCGTAGCCTCGCTCGCTCAGGTGAGCTCCGTGGCTACTTCCAGGTTGGCACCTCTCCAAGCGGTGTCGCTGGTGGTGGCTCACTCCTCCTCTCTGATGAGCAGGTCATCAACACCCTCCGTGACCTCCTTGGCATCCCCAACATTCACGTTGGCGCGGCTCGCCAAGACAATGCAGTCCCAGGCGCGGCTAGCTCTGAGGGCTACATCTGGACAGGTGACAGCATCTTCATGGGTATCCTCCACGGCTCAGACAGCATCCAGAGCCGTAATGGCGTCCGTATGATGCCTGTGGCCGCTGTCAACCTTGAGTTCGAGGCCATGAAGGCTGGGCAGTATGACAAGCTCGACCTCACCGCTCGCAACGTCTGGGCTGACATGAGCCACCTCTACAAGGTCGTTGACGGTGACCTTGGCTTCGTCCTCACGGACTGCCTCTAAGAGGGTGGCGTGGTCTGCTCATGTGGTCGCTCTCATGTAGCATTGGCTGAAGGTCCGAGCGCTGATCAAAAGGCGCTTGATGACCTCTCAGCTCAGCTCCGTGACCTCAAGGGACCATATGGGCAGATCATCAAAGCAAAGATTAAGAGCCTTGAGGCTCTGATCAAGGCTGAAGCTCAATTCAAGCGTGACTTGAAGCGCGCTCAGCGTGAGACGGTGGCTAACCTACAGACCGCCGTTGAGCTCACCTCAGCTGACCAGCTCCTAGCCCTACCAAGGGACCAGCTCCTTGACTTCATACTCAGGAGCGGGATGGGGTTGGCGGTTGAGGACTTTATTACAGCTCAAGATGCAATCACAGAGGTGGCCATTGACACCCTCCAAGTGATTATTTCAGGGGCTAGCGCCTCTG